AAATAATGGAACAATGCTAATAATCCATCATGAGAAAATTTATCTTTATACATATCTCTTTTTTTAAATGCGTTTACAAAATCTGTTTCTGTTATTTTGATTTTATCTACTCCTGTTATTTTCATTTTATCTACTCCTTACTCTTGCTTGGTATTCTTTTTCAATTTTGTCATTAAAAGATTGAATATTTTTTGCAACTTGTTTTAATTCCCAATCCATAGAAATGGATTGATTAGTTTCACATCTTGCCCAAATTTCCAAACCTTTATAATTTATTAAATACGCATCAACTTTTTTTAAATGTTTATATAAATCACTAGATATTATGTAATATTCCATCGGCTCTTTTAGAGTGTCATATTCATCATCCCAATTATTAACACCATCAAAATGTTTGCCATCAAAAAGACCATACATTAATTCATTACAATTTACAAATACATCTTTATTAGTAATTCTTTCAAGAATTGTTTGTTCTTTTTCTGTTAAGTTATTCCAGTTTTTCTTATCCATTTTATTTACTCCTTATATGCCAAATTATTTGTTATTAATTCAATTTTATTATCTTTAATTCTCATTTTTTTAGCATCTGCAAAAAACCTTTCTTTTGTTAGTGATGTACGAAAGATTTCATGAGTACTATCTTGTAGTAATTTATGGAAATCAAAATGGTCATATAGCCGTCCATCTAATATTGCTGTTTTTAAAATCCACTCTCCTAATCTTTTTTCTACATTGTGATAACTAAAAATAACTGTGTCATCATTTATACCTAAAACTAACATACGTCTTTCTTCTTCTGACCAATATATTTTCATCTTTTTGATTTGCACAAAAGTTACATCACTATTATCAATCAAATCATCTGTAATTTGTTCAAAATATTGTTGATAATCCTCATCAGACCAACTGGCATTATAATGACGTGAAAATTCATTTGTATAATTATGCTCTTTTGTGTGTGCTAATTTAACATAATCTTCTGCTATGTTTCTTTCAACACTATTTCGTGTTGTTCTTTTACTAAACTTCATTTTATTTACTCTTTTCTTATTCTTTTTTCAATCAAAAACTGATTGATTACTTACTATACTACATTACAACAACAACATTGTCAATAGTACTTTCGTACTTATTTATTTTTCTATCTAATTTTTTATACTATTTTTTATTTTTTACCATCATGCCATCTCGCAAAATCATTTAACCATCTCGCAATTTTACCATCACGCACAATCATCTGATGAAATTAAAATTAAATATATTAAAAAATTTAAAAAAAATTTAAAAATTTTTAAAAAAAAATCCAAAAAAAAAAGAGGATGAAAACATCAATTATTATGATGTAATCATCCCCTAATTTATCTAATTACAAGAGGAATTTATACCGTAAATTCGGATGATATAAACCCATAAAAAAACCGTTAAGAATAATGTCCAAAATGACATAATCCAAAACAACAATTTATAATTTGTCTTGTAATAATAGTATTTAATTCTATTCATAAGTTTTAATCTCCCATGTTGGTTTAACAATTTCTAAAATATCATCATTAATTTTTATTTTTTCATTGTTTCCAACCATGTTAACGGCTCTCTTTAGGCTTCCCAAATGTTGCCGTGTTGTAATGCTTCTGTACCCTGTCATTTTTTCAATGTAATCTATTGAAAAATCATTTATTACTCCCTTGTTATTTTTCAAGGTTGCGATAGGCATATCATAAGACCATAATATACCCTCGCTAGATAATAAATTATTATTTTTCGCATAAATTCCATTTATAAAACAAGTAATAACTTTTTCGTTAGTCATTGATTTCTCCTTTGATTATTAGCCGTCCGTCATCTGCCAGTAATTCCGATTCTTCAATCTCCGTTACTGGAGTATAAAAAACCTCATCAATTCCTATTTCATCCATCCAATCTGACCAGTCAGTATTTTGTATTGTATACTCAACTTTTGACATGTAATCTAAAGAGTCACAGTATGACTCAATGGCGAAGAAAGCATCGCTTGAAAAATCATTATCATCATAATGATTATTGGTCATTTGCTCATTGTAATAATAAGATATATTGTGTACATCATCATCACTTAGATTTAACCTAGATGCTTCATCCCCTACTAGGAATAAACGAGGGTATCGGTCACCGTATTTCTTTAATAAAAACTCTTGATTTTCATCAATACAGTTTCTTAATTCCTCGTAGTTATTAACTTGTATTTTTTCATTTAACTTATTCAATTTAATTTTCTCCATTATTTGTAATTTAATTAGTTTTATTTTCTCCATAAAAACTCGTTTAGTTTCTATGAATAGTAGACTTGTATTATGAGCAGAAGTCCACGTCTTAGATGGCTCATAATTCTCATGCTTACCGTATAGGTTATAAAGTAAACTTCACGGATGCTGACTCACTCTAGACTCTCCTTAGCCCTCGCAGTCTGTCAATATTCAAATACTAACTTTTACTAATATTTGAAGGTGTCCAATTCCTATGAACACCAGCACCTCGACTAATTCCATAATAACAACAATAACAACAAATTTCAAGGATTATTGTTTTAAGACTTGGTAAAGATTTATAAAAAAACATCATTTAAGGCTCGTGCATATAATCTACAAATCTTTAATATATATTGTTAGGCTCTCGATTTATAGGGATATCCTGGAATCACTACAGGCAAGATTAAACGCACCTGGTTACACTTATAAATGATACTTAGTATCAAAATAGTACAATAGTACTTTATATGTAGGTGTGCCGATACCTGTGCCGACACTAATGTATATATATGTACCCTATTAGAGTGCTGAATTGTTTTTTGTAGTATTTATAACAGTTATATAACAGGTGTTATAAGTGTTATAAAACAAGTGTTATAACTGTTATATAACAGTCCTAAAAGTGTTATATAACACCCCCTATATATATATATATATATATAAATTATATTGTTATAACGTAACACTTATTGTTTAGGATAAGTGTTACTACTAATGCTTATATTAAAAAGAAAATTAAAAATAAAAGAAAGTGTGTTAGAATATTATCTATGGCAAAAAAACGTAGTGTAGTAGCAAGAACACCAGCAGAAAAATTTAGAGATAACATATTGATTGGTTATCCTGAGTGGCCTACATGGTCTAGGAAGCTTAGGCGAATATTTGTTTCCTTGCCGTCATATGGTGTTGGTAAAGAAGCGTTAGAGTCTATGTGTGAAGACTTTGAGTGGGATTTTGAAAAGACCAGTAAGTTGATAGATGGTAATGCTAGTTTTACTAAAGCAGTAAATGATTTCATAGAAGATGGTTATAGGTACAGGACAGCTATACGTTATCCTAATTCTAAAAACCCATTACCGTTTGAGATAAAATGGAGCAAGTTACAGTTAGTGTATATGATGGAATCTGGTATCACCTCGTTTATCAAAGCAGAATTAGGTAAAATATCTGCTGTTGAAAACAAGTTGATAGAAAAGTCTGGCTTGTTAGAGATAGAACCATTGGTAAATGATTGGCAAAGTGATGGTAGTCACCAGCAAGCTGAGAAAAAAGTTGCTGTGCAAAACGTAGATATATCTGGTGAGTCTAGTTTATTTGATTTAGAAGCAAGCTTGAACGGAAAATAAATGTCATATCAATACACACCATCTCCTTGGCAGCGTAAGTTTCATAATTCAGAAAGCAGGATAAAGGTTGTATGGGCAGGTCGTAGAGCAGGTAAAGGTAGAGCTGTGCTTACTGAGCTAATGCTGGCCATAACGCAGGCTTCAAAGACTCCGTTTCTAGCAGACAAAGAAATGGCAGAAGCTGCTAGCCTACCAATAGGATATGACTTGACTAACACACTAGAACCTGCAATCCATATATGGGTAGTTGCACCTAACTTTGCACAGAGCAGACAAGCATGGAACGAACTAAAACAATTTATACCACCAGAACTTGTAGTAAAAAGAAAACAAGGACAAGGTGGTGGTCGTGGTGACGGATGGAGAGAAGATGCAAAGTCTGTATGGCTATACCTAAAAAGTCCTAACCTAGTAAGACGAGATGTCTACATTGAAATAAAATCTGCTGACGACCCTGAATCTCTACAGACTGCTGGTCCTGATTTTATCTGGATTACAGAATCACAAGATATAAAAGAAGCTGCATGGAATAAACTAAGACCTATGCTTAACTCTGCTGGTAGACTAGGTAAAGGTTGTGTAGAAGGCATACCACCATTCAAAAGGTCTCATTGGTTTTCAAAACTTTTTAAATGGTCACAAGAAAATCCTAGCGAAGATTACGAATCCTTTCATGCAACGAGCTTTGATAACGTTTTCCTATCACAAAAACAAAAAGAAGCTATCAAAGACGAAAAAGCAACTATGCCAGAAATTGTTTGGGATAGAATGTATATGGCTAAACAACCAGATGGTGGAGGTGGTTTCTTCAGGCCAAGCAAAATACAAGAAGCTGGCATTGGAAAAGAAATATTGATGCCAGATTCTAGCAGAAGATATGTTGCTGGATTAGACTTGGGTAAGAAACAAGACTATACTGTATTTATAGTAAAGGATGCAGCTAGTAGAAAATCTGTATATGCTTTAGAAATGTCTGGTAGTGATTGGGTTAGCCAAATAGAAACTATTAGTTCTGAAATAAATAGATGGAAAATAGGTGATATTAGAGTTGACTCAACTGGTTTGGGAGATGTAGTGTTTGACCATCTACTATCTTCTGGATTACCAGTAACACCATTTAAATTTAGTGCACAAAGTAAATATCAATTATTCCAAAATTACTACATTGCACTAGAAAATGGTACTGTACATTTCCCAGAAAGTTGGGATACACTTAAAAAACAATTGGAAGATATAAGTATAAGACCTAGTGGAAATGGTTCGTATGTGTTTTATAATGAATCAAGTGAGCATGATGATTGGGTTGATGCAGAGTTGTTAGCATTAATGGCTAGTGACCCACCAGGTTATGATGATGGTGAATATAAATATTTAGGAGCTATAAGTAGAATGAGACCTATAAGACCTACAGACTCTAGGAAGCCTTCACGATTTATGCAAATGAGAAGACAACAAAAGACAAAACAAAAATTACAATACTTAGAAGAAAACGAATTAATTACTACAGAAATATAGGTAAAGAATGGTTTTAGATTACGAAATAGACCCAACAGAAGCAATCAAAGTAGAAGCAGCAAATCCTACAGACGAGCCAGATATTACACTTCAATGGGTAAAAGAAAAAGCACAAACTGGTCACGAATTATTTAGAGAGTTTCGTAACAAAGCAGAAGAGCTAGATGACTTTTATCTAAACAACTTTGACTTTAGCGTTCCAGAAAACGGAACATTAATTAGACTGGGTACAGCACAGTCAGTAATAAATACTCTAGTTGCACACGTTAGTCCACAGTTCTTGGATATATCTGTTCCACCTCCTGGTGCACGAGGACAAGCAAGAGCAGAACTAATGGAAAAGTTTTTGACAGGTGCACATCATATGGTAGAACAAAGAACACCTGTATACAGAGAGATTACTAAACACGCTGGTCTTTATGGTATTGCTTGGGAAAAGATAGAGTTTACTGCAAATGAATGGAGTGACTTTCCAGAAGCACCACCACATGAACAAGAAGCAAGTGCAGAATATAGAGAACGAATAAAAGAAGTATTAGATAAAAGGTCTGTATCATGGCCTATAAAATCTGTAGCTGTAAATCCACAAAACCTTATATGGGATTTGAATAATGGTACACAACCTAGATGGGTTATATATGAATATCAAGTAGATGCAGAATGGGTACAAGCTCACTTTCCAGAATGGAACGTATACAAAAAAGGTTACGTTACTTTCCAAGAAGTATGGACAGCAACTCAAGTAGGATACATAGCAGATGACAAATGGGTATTAGAACCTAGAAGACATGGTTATGGTAAACTGCCTTGGATTATGTACTGGCCACAGATGGGATTAGATACAGGTAACTCAGAACCAGAAACTTTATACATGGGATTACTAAATGGCTCTATAGATATGCTAAGAGCACAAAGTCAATTAGCATCACACTATATTGACATTGTAGGTAAATCAGCTTGGCCTACACTAGAATTTACAGGACCACCAGGAATTACAGAAGAAGTGCAAGCAGCATGGGATGATACTCCAGGTGCAAAGAATATTAAACCACCACAAGTAAATGTTGGTGCATCACAAACACCAAGGCCACCTTCAGAGATTGGTATTGCAAAACAATTCTTAGATGAAGCAATTGAAGCTAATACAGTTCCTGCTGTTGCCAGAGGACAAAGACCAACAGGTGCAGCATCTGGTTATCATACTGCTGTACTAGCTGGTATTGCATCACTTAACTTTGGTGCAGTAAAAGAAGCAATGGAACGTGGTTTACAAGATAAAGGTGAACTAATACTAAGAATAGTAGAACACGTCATTAATGATAAACTAACAGTATTCGGTAAAACAGAAGCTGGAGTTTTAGATGCTGCTATCAAGCCTACTGACATCAAAGGGCATTACGTCAACATTGTTCGTATTAACTCTGTTTCGCCAGAAGAACAGGAAAGAAGACTTAACCTGTGGGCAAACTTATGGCGTTCAGGATACGTTGATTTGGATACTGCTCTCAGAAAAGGTGGAGTTAGCAATCCACTAGAAGTTCGTGCTAAGATATTAGAAGAACAATTTATTAACTCGCCAGGCATTCAAGAACAGCTACAACAAGCAGCAGCATCAAGAATACCTACGATACAAAATATTATTGAAGCAGCAGGACAACAGTCACCACAAACAGGACCAACTCCTGAACAGACTGCAATGAATATTTTAAATACACAAGGAGCTATGCAATTGCCTAATGCAGGAAATTTCCAACAAGGTAATCAAGCAGGTATAAGACCTAACAATCCAGGTACAGGAGTACCACAAACTACTAGACCTGTAGTACCAGGTTCTATAGATGAAATGAATCAAACAGCTCGTGCTGTAGCAGGACCAAGAAGTGGTAATGTTAGAGTACCAGGAGCAGACATATCACCAGGAGCAAGAGGATAATGGCAAAAAGTACACATCCATTAGAATTAGCATTTATGAAATTTGATGACACTACTAAAAGATATTTAAAACAAGTATCTAATAGTTTTCAAAACATAGATAGTATTCCTGATGTACAACAACCAAAAAAACGTAGCAAGAAATCAATCTATAATTATGGATTGAACACACCATTTGGGAGAAGCTAATGGCATTAAGATATAATTTTCAAATAACTACTCCAGATGGAGTTACAGAATCTGTAATTAGCGAAGGTAATACTATAGCACAAGCTAGAACAAGTGCTTTATCTCGTTTTCCAGGTAGTACTATTACAGGAACACAATACTTAGGTGAATTTGGACCACAGTTAAATGTAGATGAAGGATTTGGAGAGGGAATTTCTCCATTTTCAAATCAAGTTGTAACTCCAGGAGACCCTATTGAATTTACTCCAACTCAAACTATTTTAGATATTGAAGATTCAGATGTTCCTATTACTAGAGAATTAGTTGAATCTATAAATTTATTATTAAAAAATACAGGAAATTATAATGTTAGTAATTTAACTGATGAAAATGTAGAAAATGTTGATAATATAATAAACACTATTAGAAGTGTTCCAAGCACACAAGTTTTTGGTAGAGCAGCAGTTCCAACAGCAATAGCTTTTTTAAATGATTCTTTAGAAAATAGAGAAGAAGAAGATAAATTAACTAATCAACAAGTTGCAAACCAAGTTGCTTTACTAAATAGTTTTGTAGGTAAAATTAATGTTTTTAAAAATTCACCTGATAGATTATCACGTTTAATAGAACCAGGAATTGATGAAGATTTAGGATTTAGAATATCTGCTGAATTACAAAAAGGCAATCCTTTTGCTAGAGGAAATATTAATACTCCCTTTGCAGCTGATAATGTTACTTCTGAAATTGGAGAAACAGATACAGCAGGTGGTGTTACAGAAGATGAAAATAATATTACGAATAATATTACGACAGAAGGTGGTGACTCTGGACCATCACCTGGCTCTGCAAATGAAATAGTTGATATAACTCAAACTCCTGAATATTTAGCTTTGTTAGCAGAAATTGAACAATTAAAAGCAAATCAAGCACCAGGTGCACCTACTCCTGCTGCTTCAGTAACTGAGCTTATTGGAAATATTGGTGACCCAGACTTTCAAGAATTTTTATCACAAAATCAAGATGCTTTGTTTACAACCGTTGATGGTATACCTTCTCTTACTGGTATAGGTGAACAGTTAATAAACAATTATAATGCAATAAAAGAAGATGAATTAAACAAAGAATTTGAATTAAAACAACAGGAAATTCGTGACAATCAAGTTCTTAGTGAATTAGAAAAACAAATAGAATTACAAGAAGCTAGACTAGATATAGAAAGAGAAATTACAAAATTAGAAACTGATGCAAGAATTGTTGAATCTAATAATCAATTTAACATAGGTATAAAAGCAGCTCAACAAGATAGAGTTGCTAGAGCAGCACAAGCAAACCAAGACAGACTAGCCAGAGCAGCTGTAGCTGAAACACAAGCAGGAACGTCACCATTTTTTGGATTAGATGAACTAGGTGCTGAACAACAAGATGCTAGAAGACGAAGTCAACTTGCAGGAACAGGTGGAGTTTTTGGTGCGTTAGCAGCAGGAATAAGTCCACAAGATGTTTTTCAAGCACAAAGAGATGGTTTAAGTACTACTGACCAATTAGCTTTAGCAAGAGCTTCAGGAAATCCTTTTGATTTAGATGCTCAACAACAAATAGCTTTACAAACTAGTTTAGCTAGAGGGGGTTTGACTCCAGATGAACAAATAGCTTTGGCTAGAGCAACTGCTAATCCTTTTGGATTTACAGCAGCTCAACAAATAGGATTGCAAGAAAGTTTAGCCAGAGGTGGTCTTACTGCTCCTCAACAATTTGCATTAGAAACACAATTAGCTAGAGGTGGTTTATCAGCACAAGAACAGTTTGACTTGCAAACTGCTTTGGCTAGAGGTGGACTTACACCAGAACAAAGGTTGGCAGAACAAAGAGCAGCTGTCAATCCTTTTAATCTAACTGCTCAAGAACAAATTAATTTACAAACAGCATTGGCAAGAGGTGGATTGTCTGCTGAAGAAAGATTAGCAGAACAAAGATTAGGAATAGTTCCTGAATTATTTAGAGCATCTCCACAATCATTGGGTGCTTTATCTAGTGTATTGGGTGGTACTGCTAATCTAAGAAGTGCATTAAATCCATTTTTAGGAACAAACTTTACAGGTGGAACAGCTACTCAAGCGACTGCACCTATGTCAACTCCTACTCTTGGACAATATCAACAACAAACTCCATTCCAACAAGGTGCAACTCAAGCAAATCTTGCATCAACTGGACAAGATATAGAACAAGCAATTTTAGGAGTAACGCCACAAGGAGTGAATACTAATCCTGGAGGTTTAGCTCCATTTACAAGTACGATAGGAACTTACTAAATGGTAACACCTTTTAATAGAAATCCTTTTTCTGCTCCAAGAGAAGATAATTATGAGAGAATAAAAAGACTTCGTAAAGAAAGAGAAAACCGTTTAAAAGAACAAGAAAGATTAGTTATAGAAGCTCAAGCAAGACAAAGAGCTTTAGTAGCTGAACAAAATATTTTAAACCCTCAACAACCTGTTGTTCCTTTAAACCAACCTGATTCTCCACCAAAACCATTTCCAGTTGTAGAACCTCCACAAAAAACAGCAGAGCCTATAAGTTATTCTGGTTTTGCATCTGGTGTTAGAGAAAACTTAGCAAATGCAGGATTAAGTGCTTTAGAATTTATAGAACCAGGAATTAACACAGCAATAGGTGTAGCTGCAAGATTTGTAAGTCCTGGAGAAACTGAGTTTGATAAACAACTTAAAATAGTAGAAGAAGAACGTGAAGCAGCTGGTAAACAAAGAGGACTTAGAGGATTTTTTGCAACAGGAACGGAAGCAGCTAGACGTGCAGCTCCTTTACAAAGAGGTGCAGAATATGGAGCTTCTCTAGCAACTACTGTTATACCAGATGGTATGTTTGGAATTGATTCAGATGAAGTTAGAAAAAAAAGAAATCAATATTTTAAAGAAGCTACTGGTAAAGAATGGACTCTTTTAAATTCTTTTATTGACCCAGTAGAAGATTTAAATGCAACTAAAAAAGCATACAAAGAAACAGACCAACCTACATATGCAAAAGGAACATTAGAGTTTATATTTGACCCTTTGAATGTATTACCAGGTATAGGAATAGCATCAGATATAAAAACAGGGTCTAAGGCTTTAAAAGGTTTAGCTAGGCTTTCTATAAAAGCACCTGTTCAAGCAGTTACTAAAACAGGTAAAATAGTTGCACAACCTAAAAAAGTTGCAGAAAAAACAAAACAAATTGCTAGTGATATAAAAAGTTATTATGATGATGTTGTAACTTATAATACAAACCCTACTGATTTATTGCGACAACGTATAGAAGAAAAAGGTGCAGACTTAGTAAAGGGTGGAGCTGCAATAGAATATAACACAGCAGCAGCAGAAGGAAGATTAGTTTCTAGGATGCCAGGTGTTTATGATAATGTTATTCCTCTTGTTGATGGATATGACCATTTTGATAACATAACAGCAAATGTTGTTTCAAATCCAGATTTTGCAAAAGGATTAACTAGGCCTTTGACAAGAGAACAATTTGATGCACAACTTGGTACATATAAAGAAACTGTAAAATATTCAGAAGATTTTTTTAGTGACGATAATATTATAAAAAGACGAGATAGATTTAGAGAAAAATTAGTAAAGAAAAATCAAGAAACTTTAAAACAAAACCAAGCTGCAAAGTTACAAGAAGGAATAAGAAAAACTTTTGATGGTATAGATAAGATAGGATTATCTTTTATAACAACTCCTTTTCGTACAATAGTAAATTCTATTGACCCTCAGATATTAGCAAAAGTTGGAGATGCAACAGATTTAAAAACTAAATATTTAGAACACGCTCGTAACAAAGCTAATGCTTTGAATGCAGCTGGAATTAGTGTAAAAAATACTATTACTAAATCTGGTGATTCTAAACGTGTTTTTAAAAATAATATAGATGGTTTTATAATTACACCTAATGAAGCAGATGCTGCAAGAATATATAGAGTATTAAAAGACCAACATAAAAATTCAGGATATAATGTAGCAGATTTAAATAAAACAATTGACCAAGGTACAAATGCTTTTTTAGAGTCAGATATAATTAGTGCTGTAGTAGATGTAAGAAAAGCTGTTAGAGAAGATATGGTAACTCCCATAGGAAAGCAACCAGTAGATGATTTAATATTTGATTTGAAACCAATGTTTAAAGTTCAAGGTAGTGAATACTTTAATTTTAAAACAGGAGCAAGAACAGAAAAAGGTAACTATGTTATTCAGAGAGCAAAAGCAGAATTTGAAAAAGCTAAATTATTAGCTGAATATGGTAATCCAATTGTAGCTGGTGGTAAAGTTCTATCAGGAAAAGCTTTAGCAGATTTTTATTTATCAGAAAAAGCTTATGCTTCAAGATATGTTTTAAATAAAACAGGTAATAAAGCATTTTCTAATAACAGCTTAGAAAAATCATTTAACAAAAGTAGAAAATATTTAGACCCAGATAATATATTTGAAGATATTATTAGTGGCGAAAGAAATATTATATATGCTAACCCAGAAGATGCTTTGAGTTTATCTTTTATTGGAGCTTATAATCAAATGATAGATTCAGTTTTGAAATATGATTTGATTGATTTTTTTAATAAAAGTAAAGCAGCAAGAAAACAGTATGGTATAACAGTAGTTGAAAAAATAACATCACCTCAAAGTGGTTTTCAACTACAAGCAGATACTTTACCTGGTTATAAAATTGGAAACAAAGAAATTACATTAAAGAAAACAAAACCAAGTAATAGAAATGTTCCATTAGAACAAACAGAAAGTGAAAAACTTTGGGATGGTTTGTTATTTCGTACAGAAAAAGATGCTGCAAAATTTGCAAATGATTTTGATTTAATTATTAATGCAAGTAATGATGTTGTAGGTATGCCTGCTTTGATAAAAAATCAAATAAAAACAGGTACAGGTGTTTTAGGAGCACCTATATCTAAAGCAGGTGATATAACAAAAGTTTTTCGTTTAGCTGGTACTGGTATTGATTTAGGTCTAACTGCAATATATGCACCAATAGTTTTTGGTTTAGGTTCAGCAAAAATTTTAAAAGGTATTGCAGCAGATAATCCTAAGCTTATTACAGAGGGAAAAAATTTATATAAAGGTATTGCTAGAGCTACTGTTGATAGTATTGTATCTCTTGTAAATCCAGATAGAGTATTAGCAAAAACTTATTCTCCTGCTAGACAAAAAACTTTAGCACTTATGAATAGAAATAATATGGGATTAGGTAGATTGCAAGTAGAAGCATATGAAGCAGTCTCAGCTAGTACAACTAAATGGGGTGGAGAAGTAACCAATCCTGTTAATTTTCTAGGAAAAACTCAAATAGGCAAATTGTTAAGAAAATTTGAAGGTAGTTGGTCTACATTTATAGATGAAATAAAAATTTCTACTTTTGAAGCATTGACATCAGGCTTAGATGAAATACAAGATGCTGTAAAAATAAGAGAAATAGCAGATTTTATAGAAAAAGGAACAGGAACATTAAGTTCTGAAGCAGTTGGTTTATCTAGTTTTCAAAGAAAAATAGAATCAACATTTATGTTTTTTTCTCCTAGGATGACTCGTTCTATATTAGGATTACTTAGTGATTCACTTACTAGAGGTGGAGAACGAGGTGCATTAGCAAGACAAGGAGCAATAGGAGCATGGACAAGTTTGCAAGCTTATACTTGGGGAATAGGACAAGCTTTAGGACAAGATGTAAACTTAGACCCAACTCAACCACATTACTTACAAATAAAAATAGGTAATGATTGGGTAGGTCCTGGTTCACAAATAATTTCTTTGCCTAGGGCAGTTTATAGAATGGCAGCTGGGCCAGATGATGTAGATGCTGTGTATAGAGAAATAAATCAAGAGAATGAAGTTACAGACCAACCTTGGTTTCAATTCTTACGAGGTAGAGCATTTACTGCACCAGCTGGTTCTATGATGTTAGAAGCAATAAGTAATGAAAATTATTTTGGTGAACCTTATGAAGGATTAAGTGATTTTGCTTATGCACAAGGTAAAAGAATTTTACCTTTTTGGATGCAAGATGCAGTAGCAGGTGACCCTTATAAAACAGGATTTAGAGGAGTAGCAGCTGAATTTGCAGGATTAAGAACAAGGCCACTTACTACTTATGAAAGAAGGCGTGACTTGCGTGACCAAGCAGTAACAGAAATGTTCCCAGAATTTTCAAGTTATTTAGATTTAGACCCAACAAGAAAAAAATTATTTAATTCTGAGTTAGAAAAAGAATCAAGTGATAAAATTTCAGCAGCAATATTAAGTGATTTAAAAGCAACTGATGAATTAATACAAATTGACAGACAAAATAAAGGTGGCAATTCTTCTCAATTAGATGATTTCTATGAAATCTTAGAAACAACTAGAGATGAAAAAGCAGAGAGAGTAGCAGAAACTTTAAATACTTATGTATCAAGTGTTGCTCAATCTCCAGCAGATTTAAGAGCTTCATTAAATGTAGTAAATGCTGAATACTCATCTAAATATAAAGATATATATGAAGAAGGTGGCAAGTATTCTGATGCACATAATTACATAAAACAATTAGAAAGTATAAATGATACTGAAAAAATAGAAGATATATGGATTAGTTCTTACTTAGAAAATGTTTTGTATAATTCAGAATGGGAAAAACAAACAGAACAAGGTATATCTTTTTATGATTATGACGGTAAAGCAGAAGCAGAAGCTTCTTGGATTAATCAATATGGTAATGATGCCTATGAATACATTCAAGAGTATTTAGTTGCAGGTAAAAATACTTCTCCTATAATACAAGAATTATATGATGCTAGAGAAAAGTTTTCTTTTTATTGGGATGGTGCAAAAGAAGATGCTATAAACTTTACAGCAAATAAATTAGGAAGACTTAAATCAGAAGTTTCTCAATTATATAATGCTTACAGAACAGGTACGGTATTAGAAAAAGAAGTATTAAAAGAATCTGAGATAATAAAAGAAGTTACAAGTTATATTGCAAAATCTCGTAAAATTATGAGAGAGAATAATCCAGCATTAGATGGCTTTTTATATAGATGGGGGTATACTACTACTTTGGCAAACCCTCAAAATGATAGCCTTGAAGCTCAAACTTTATGGAGAAATAAAACTCCTATATCATTAAACCAACCAGGTAACTTGTACGACCAATATGCCACAATGGCAGAAAATGTTGTACAATAACAATAAAACAACACTATCTATGGATAGAAAGGTCTAAGGACATGGCAGAAGAAGTCAAACAAAACACACCAGAAAATACTGCACAACAAGTACTTGCAGAAAATTCTACGGAACAACCACAAGAAGTTGCAGCAACTACGGAAGAACAACCAGCTGTTACCGAAACTCCAGACGTAACAAGTATTGTAAATAAAACATTACAAGACTTTATGGGTAAGGAACAAGGTAGACTGGCACAAGTGTCAGGACAAAAAATAGCAGCAGTTGAAAAATCTCTTGATAGTAAATTAGAACAATTGAACCAAAGATTAGAACCTTTGATGCAAATGGCTAATGCACAAGAAAGAGAAAGACTTCTAAACCTTGACAATGAACAACTAGCAGAGATGGTATTAAAACAAAGGTCACAACCAGCTACGGCACAACCAGAACCTGTACAACAGGAACAACCAGTAGACCCTAATATAAATGCTTTAGCAACAGCTACACAGGACTTGATAACTCAAAACGGTCTCAATATGAATATTGAAGACTCAAGGTTGTGGGAAGGATATACCCAAGGTATGTCTTTATTGCAGTCAATTGATTTAGCAAGAAAAAATATTGAGAAAATGAAAGGCTCACAACCTCAACAGACTCAACAACCTCAAGCAGCTACACCACCTCCAGCTACTCCTTCAACTCAAGGTGCTCCACAAAAAAGCGTAAAAACAATTAGCAGTTTGTCTGATGCAGCACAATTATTTGCAGATGGTAATATAAACTCTACTCAATATAGAGACGCCAAAAAACAAATAAGAAGTTCTGGGTCAGCAACATTATAAGGAAATAAACAATGGCAACAGGATTGACACTAACAGGCTCTTCGAGTCTGAGTGATATGTCTAAAATCATTGTCGCTGAATCAATTGATAACGTAGAGCCGTCAGCACCTATGATGGACCTTGTGAGCAGGTATGATATACCTACAGGAAGCAAGCAAGTCAATGTTCCTATTTGGGGAAGACAGAGTGCAACAGCTCTTACAGAAGGTGTAGATTTATCTGTACCACAGCAAGTTACAGCAACAGTTGTAAACTTGACTGCTTCTGAACACGGAATACTATCATTTGTTAGTGACCGATTACGACATGAAAACAACGAAAACGTACTATCAGCAGTAGGTACTATGCACGGAAGAGCAGTAGGTAGATTGCTAGATAGCGACTTATTAACACTATTAGATGGCTTTAGTACATCTAAACCAGGTTCTGGTAGCAATGCAACATTTACTACTATTGCTGGTGCTGTTTCTCTTTTGAGAACAGACAATGCAACTTTTGGACCAGCTCCAAGTAAACCTAATGCAGTTTTACACCCAGAGCAGATACGAAGGTTGACTCAAGAACTTGCAGGTATACAAGCAGCAGGTGCAGGTGCAGCAGCAGGTGCTACTGTTCCAGAAGGACCATCAGCTGAAGTTATTAGTTCTTATTGGAGAGGTAATGACCCTATCTTTGGTGTTCCTATATATGAAGATGGTAATATTACCGTATCTTCAAACAATGCAAAAGGTGGAGTATTTGCAAAAGAAGCTCTAGCTTTAGCAATGGAAATGGAAATAGCAGCTGAAGAAGAAAGAGACGCATCACTAAGAGGAACAGAAATTGTAACTGTTGGTACTTGGGGTGAGTCAGAAGTTGTTGATAACTGGGGAGTAGAAATATTCTCATTAGCAAGTTCAATATAAGATAAGGAATAGATAGCAATGGTAACTCAGGATACGTCTCAATGGATGAATAAAAAACAAGGCAAAGTAAAACGTTTTTTAGGAAATTCAATTGCAGAGTTAAACCTTGATACTCCAGCAGATGCTGAGAAGGTGACACTTTATGACCAGAGAGATGGTTCAAAGTTAGTCGTTCCGAGATACTCTGCTAATACTTATCTAAAAAAACCTTATTCTGTCTCTTCGCAAGATAAAGACGGAAGAATTACAAATCATGTCGATTCAACAAAAAACTTATTTGATTGGTCGCCACCAAAAAAGATTGAGAATAGTGTAACCAGGCCAGGTGAAACTATTTCTAAACCTAAAAAAAGAAAAAGAGGAAAGAGAGGTAAAAGATAATGGAACAACCAGTTATTACTCCACCTAAACAAATGCAAGAGTATTGGAAACGTGAAGTGATTGCACGACACGCTGATGATGTCAAAGCATATTTAGATAAGAATAATTTACAGGAACTACCGTTACCTGAATATGTAACACCAGACCAAGCGATATTTTATCGTGAGATAGATGGTGTATGGGAATCTCTCAAGTACCCTGCTCAAATACATGGTCTCGTTACTGCCGTACAGAAAAATTGGCTCATGGCTCGCCCTGTGCTTGAGACGTTAGAAGCCGATAGTACCGAAGCTTCCAGTAAGAGCAATCTTAATGTGGCGACTGATATGTTAGTTGAACAGTTGAAGAAACGTGATACAAGAGAAACAAATAAAAGTAAATCTTTGAAATGTACTGTAAAAGGTTGCAGGAAAAGATTTGCTACAGAGAGTAACATGAAGATTCATATTACTCGGAAACATAAGGAAAAATAATTATGAGTGCAGGAACAAGACAGTATACAACTTCTGCTGATTCAGCAACTCAAGGTGCTGGTGATATAACAATCACAGCTGCAACTGATAAAATTCTTACTCTCGACCCAGGTGGAGCAGATAGAACTATCGACCTTGTATTTGTAGATACTGATGAGACTGGTGTAACAACATCATTCGCAGAAGTATTTATTGACAACGTAGCTGACGCTGCTGAAGCGTTTACAGTTAGAGATGGTAACAACTCCGACTCTGCCCTTTGTGTAATTGAGCAAAACAAAATGGCTCATTTTCAATGGACAGGTGCGAAGTGGGTAACCACTACAGGTGAAACTTAAAAACAATTAATAGTGGGGAGATTAATTTCTCCCCCTATTAGACAAGGAATATATAATGGCAAGATTAGGATATGAAAAATTAGCTGTGGCTGCTTCAGCAGTTAGCTTGGCTAGTGTTCCATCAGAAGCTACGGTTGCTCACATACAATGTGACACAGCAGCTGTTAGGTTTAGATATGATGGTACTGCTCCAACATCATCAGAAGGCACAACGATTGCAGCAGATGGTAGTATTACTTTGATAGGTAGTGATGTTTTAGCACAGGTGAAGTTTATAAGAACAACTTCTACAAGTGCTTCACTAAAAGTGGCTTATGGCACACACACATCTGGAATAGCAGGCTTTCAGGATGCAATCTAATGGCTCACGATAAAAATAGATTTATAGAAAAACCTGACGAAACTGTAGTTGAAGTAGATGTACCAGATAAAGATTTAAAAGTTCTTATACCTGATAACAGATACGCATACGGTGATACTGAGTCTGTAGCACAAATGGCTCAAGACGTGGTTGGAAAACATTCTAATAATAGTGACAAAGCTGCTAAAGTAGCATACGAACAAGCAAGACAGCAATTAGAAACAACTGACTGGAAAGAACTAAAAAGAAAAAGAGCAATGGAAAGAGTAAGAGCTAAGAAACCTGCTTTTACTTTACTTGCTCATGAAGATGATTTTGGTTTTGTAAAAGGTTATACTGTTTTAACAAAGCTTACTCATCCAAGTGGATTGGTAGAGCATAAAGAAAAATATTTTTCTGTAGACGAATTAAGCGATATGGGAGTGTAACATGGCATCCTTTACAGCAGGCACTAAAACAATTAGTTCAGCTGGTACAAGAGTGCAAGTTACTACTACTCCAACACCAGTAAGACGTGTTAGATTTCAAGCACCACCAGGCAATACTGGTATAACTTATGTTGGTGGCTCAGATGTTTCATCATCTGTAGCTGCAATAGAGTTTTCAGCAGCAGGGGGAACAGAAACTATAGATTTTACAGAGGGTAGGCCAGGAGACTTGTCAGAATTTTATTGCGATTCTGCATCAGATGGGGATAAAATACATTACATTGGAGTGTTAGTATAATGCCAACAACAATTTCATCAACAACATCATTAGCAACTATGCTACCAGAATATGCTAGACGTATTGGTGCATATGTTGGTTCGTTTACAACTACAACTGCTATAGCTGCAAATACATCTGTAGTATGCACAACCCTAGGAGATAGAGGTTGGGATGTAGATGACATACTAAATGATTTTTATATAAAGATAACATCACAAAATAATAGTGGTGCTATTCGTAGAATATCTGATTACACAGGTAGTAGTGGAACTATAACTGTATCTGGTTCTAGTCTTAGTTCAGATAGTAGCACACAGGCTACCTTTGAAATATATAGATATGACCCTCAAAGACTAACTGATACGTTGCAAGATGCAGCACAAGAAATATTCCCTAGAGTATATGTTCCTGTATATAACAATACAAATACTGCAAAGACATTTCAATATAACTTTACTAGACCTACTTCTATTCCAAGAGGATATGTTAGACAAATTTGGATAGAAAAAAGATTAGATGCTAAAACAAGTACAGATAATATTCTTAGTGACCAGAACTGTGACATGGAAGAATCTTCCTCTAGTATTACTGACTGGACTACAAGTAATATTACTGCTGCTGTAGAAGCAGATACTACTGACCCAGACAATGCAATGGTATGGGGAGAATCTCAATCTGCAAAACTAACTGTATCTGCATCTTCTGTAGGTCAGTTCTATTTATCAGTAACTAACCCTACTAATTACGAAGGTGAAGAACTAAACTTTGCTATATGGGTATACTCTAAAACTGCAAGTCGTGTATCTGCATTTTTACAAACAGACTCCGATACTGTAGTTACTGGAGATTCACACACAGGAAACGGTTGGGAAAGAATAACAGTTACTACAGTTGCTAACAATGTTTCTAGTTCTATCAAGGCAGGTATACAAATAAGTTCTGGTGATGCTTTTACTTGTTATGCAGATGAAGCAATAGCTACTTCTGGTAGAGAAGAAATGCCTAGAGCAGGTAGGATTGCAGTTAGAAACTGGAGAGAAGAAGACACACAAATTAGAATTACAGAAGCAATACCTGAAGACCATAACCTAATGATTGTTGGTATGGGTATGTTAGACTTTGGGAACTTATCTTCTTCAGCACAAGAAATAAATGAAAGCAGTAGAAGGTTATTGTATAATCTAGCTGCTAGTATTTTATTTCAAGGTGAAATAGATACAGTTGATTCTACAGAACAACAACAAGCATTAAATAGATTTAATCATTTTAAAAATAGAACAAATGAAATGCTAGGTGGTATGACACCTATGGCAATGATAAGGAACACAGCTTCGTAATGCCACAACATACAGATGTAAAACTACAAAACACAGACGGCAGTTCAAATCCTGTAGAACTAACATTATGGAAGGATAGTCCTAACTTAACAAACGGCTATTCTCTTAGCTCTAAGCCTTTCTTACCCCCTAGACAACCGACAGATGATGCGAACTACCAACAGGTTGACCCTAACGCTTCTATGACGTATGACCTTACTTCTTTTCACAGAGGATTTGGTCAAGGTGAGGATAGAAGTTTTGGTAAGGATGCTAAATATGGTTATTCAGATGGTGTCTTAGCAAACTTTGAAGGTGAGATAACTTTAGGTTATGCACAAGAAGAAGTAGATATGATTATTAGAAATGGTAGATTTGAAGATACTGAAATCAACCAATGGACTGCAACTAACGTAACACCAGAAAGAGATACTACTGACCCTAGGTCAGGAGATGCTTCTTTAAAAGTAACTGTTGGTTCTAACAATGGCACTTTAGTCCAGTCATTTGTTGCTAAGTCAGCAGCAGCTTTGAATGGGCAGAACTATCAAGTCTTAGCATATGTAAAGAGAGTATCTGGTAGTGGTAGTTGTACACTTACTACAACAAATGGTTCTGGTACTGATAACTCATCTACTAGTACATCTTATTCTCTAATAGAAATACAAGGTACGGCAGCTACTGCTGGTACTTCAATAACACTTACGTTTAGTACAGCATCAGATGTTTGGCAAGTAGATGATATATGTGTAATCCCAGCAGGTGGTGTATCTTTTCCTGTACCTCCAGTCAACTTTGAAGGATATAACTACATGATATGTGGTCAAACATTATTATTCTGGAATGAAAGTAGAAAGGCATTTGATGTAGGTTATTACTTTGATAGAGTAATGTCTACTATAGAAGTATTTGATGGCAAGATGTTAGTTGGTAGTGACAACATAGATGGTAGTAGTAACTATAAATATTTTTATATAACAGTTGGTGGTAATCCAGCAAGTACTACTATTACTGTAAATGCAGTAACAAGTTCAAGTGCATCTGTAGCAAGAGCACAGTTCTTCGTAAAGGCTAGGAATGCCAACGGAGATTATGCAATAGCAAAAGTATATTCTAATAAGGTTTCGTTTTTGGTAGACCCAGCTACAGCTTCACCTGTATGGGGTGGAGAGTTAGAAGTAGGTAAAGCAGATAGAAATATTACAAATGCTTTTGCTGCTAACGATACATTAGTAATTGGTAAAGAAGATGGCTTGTTTGTATATGATAGAAATGTAAACCAATTTAGAGATGTATCTCCTGAAGCAAATTTATTTTCAGGAGCAAATAATTTTAACAAAGCAATTGCAAGAGCAGGTAGAATATTTGCAACATCTGGAGATAGAGCATTCTGGTCTATACCTTTCTTAGTTCAAGATAATCAATGGGAAGATATATCCTATTTGCTTAGAGCAACCAGCTTTATTGGTTTTGGTGGTAGAGTTACATCAATAGCACAAGATGTAAATAATATATTTGTTACTGTATCTGATGATTTAAAACCACAAACACAGTTATATCCATACGCATTTCCTTTTGATTTTAGTACTGGGGGAATTTCCCAGAAAATATATTTAGCAACAATTAGAAATCAAAGAGATAGTAAAGGTAGTGGTTCTGAAACAGTAGCACATACTATTTCTTCATTAGATATGACTGAGTGTAATCAACTTGCAAGATACAAAGATAATGTTAGTACATCATCTAGTATTTCTAATTTGTTTGCTTTTGGAATATTTACAAATCCAGATACAGGTGCAACAAATAAAGATGAACCTAGAATAACTAGGTTGGTTATGCCTGTAGAAAACGAGCATCCCAGTTTAGTTGGTAGTAGGCAGATAAGAACATCTGGTGAGTTTTATACATCTTTTATGGACTTTAATTTTCCAGACCAAGAAAAATCATTAGCAAAAATTGCTTTCTTAACTAACAATGTAGACGCAGATAGTACAGTAAAATTATCTTATAAGACTGATGATTCTACTTATGATGATGACCAAGGATGGACTGACATAGGTACACTTACGTCTTCTGGTCATCAAGTATTAACACCATCTCTTACAAGTCCTGTGTCTTTTAAACGTATTAGGTTTAAACTTACATTGACTACAGGTTTGAGAACAGATATAGGTCCAAGAATATTGAGTATGGTTGTTCATTCTATATTCAACCCTGTTGATTATTTAACATGGAATTTACAATCAAAGTTGTTAGATGCTAGACTAACAAGTAGAAGATTACGTCAAGCTAGTGATAGCCAAGTGTTGTCTACTACACTAAGTAATTTAGATACCTTGCGACAGCAAGCATTTATTTTATATACTGATATTGATGGTACTCAATATAGAGCTAGAATATCTAATAGGACTTTGATACCTATAGATAGAGACCGTAGATTTATTAGTGGAGCTGCAACAGAAAGGTCTTATTTACTATCACTAACATTGAATGAGGTGAAAACAAGCTAATGGCAAATGAATTTAAACACGCATCAGTTGGAACAGAATTAACTCAGGCAGAGTACGAAAGTACTACGTCACACGTTTTAGATTCTCAAGCAGCTGGAGATATTATATATGCTAGTTCTACTACTCAGTTATCAAGACTAGGTATAGGTACAGCTGGCAAAATATTACAGGTAAACTCAGGTGCATCTGCTCCAGAGTGGACTGCAACTGTAACAGGTGTTACATCTGTTTTGAATACCAGTTTGGTAATTGGTAGAGATTCTGATAATGATATAGATTTTGCAACTGACAATACAATTTTATTTAGAGCATCTGGTGCTGACCAAATCAAACTAATAGATGGTGCATTAGCTCCAGTTACTGACAATGATGTTGATTTAGGAACAAGTTCACTAGAATTTAAGGATGCTTTCTTTGATGGTACAGTAACTTCAGATGCTTTTGCTGGTCCTCTTACAGGTGATGTAACAGGTAATGCTGATACAGCAACTACATTAGCAACTGCAAGGGCAATTAATGGAGTAAACTTTGATGGTAGTGCAGCTATTACAATTACGGCAGCTGGTTCTACTCTTAGTGATACAGTTCCTGTAAGTAAAGGTGGAACTAATGCTACTTCACTTGCAGATAAAGCTGTACTTATTACACAAGATTCAGGTACTGATACTGTTTCGGCAGCAGCAATGTCATCAAATGGTCAATTACTTATTGGTGGAACAAGTGGTCCAGCAGTAGGTACATTGACAGCAGGTAGTAACGTTACAATTACTAATGCTGATGGTGAAATAACTATAGCAGCTGCTTCTTCAAGTGGTGATATAACTGGTGTTACTTTGACTGGTGATGATAGCAATACTGCATCTGATACAGCAGGTAGTGCAGATTTTACTATAGCAGGTGGGTCAGGATTGACTACATCTGTTTCTGGAACTACAGTTACAGTAGCAGGAGACAATGCAAGTACATCTGCTAAAGGTGTTGCACAATTTAGTTCTGATAACTTTGCTGCATCTAGTGGTACTATAACAATCAAAGATGGTGGTATAGTAACAGCAGAATTAGCAGCAGATGCAGTTACAAGTGCAAAAATAGCTGATGACGCTATAGGTAGCGAACATATAGCAGATGACGCAGTAGTTACTGCTGCAATAGCTGATGATGCAATAACCTCTGCTCTAATAGCAGATGATGCCGTTGTTAGTGCATCAGTAGCAGATAGTGCAATTACTACTGCTTTGATAGCAGCTGATGCTGTAACAGGTGCTAAGATAGCAGATAATGCAATTGATAGTGACCATTATACTGATGGTTCTATTGATACAGCACATATTGCTGACAACAATGTAACAGCAGCAAAGATATTTGATTTGGCTAGAGGTAGTATTCTTTATGGAAATGCTAGTGCAGCAACAGCAGAACTTACAGCAGGAAGTGCTAATACAGTATTGACATCTGATGGTAATGATATTTCCTGGGCAGCAGCTAGTGGTGGTGGATTTGAAGAGGTTGATATGTGGAGACTTCATACATCTTTAACAGGTGATGCAGACCCTATTAGTTCAAACTTAGAAAGAGTTGATACTGGTGGGTTTGCTGCAATCAAAACTGGTAATAGTGCATCTGGAATGTCAGAAAGTAGTGGAGTGTTTACATTCCCTCAAACAGGTATTTATAAAATAACATTTCATGCTACTTTGTCTGGAGCTGGTGGAAGTGGAAGTGCTGACACAAATGTTACTTACAGTATCAAAACAACAAATAACAATGGAACTAGCTATACTACTAATACTTCTCACCTTTTGCTTTCTTTATATAACGCATCAGCTCAAACAAGTGGAACAACTCATATGATATTTGATGTAACAGATACTTCACAGGACAAAGTTGCATTCAAAGTTGGAGGACAAGCTGCAAGTAATAAGACTGAGGGTTGGAGTGATATTAGTTACACTTACTTTCTTTTTGAAAGATTAGGGGATACATAATACAATGAATATAACATTTAGTAGATTAGGAGAAATATAAAATGGCAGGTGGTTCATTAAGACCAAATCATATTGAAGATGTTCTTGTAACATTAAATACAGGACAATGGTTTGGTTGGTCAGATAGTTCAAATAAAGTTTATGCAAACCTAACTGTTGCTAGTGGTTACAGTAAACCAACAGAGTCAACTTTGACTACAAAGTTAGCCGAACTACAGGCAGCTTATGATGCAGATAACGCTACATATAGACTCAACAGGAAAGCAGAATACCCTAGTATTGGTGACCAATTAGATATGCAATATCATGACGCAGTCAATGGTACAACTACATGGAAGGATGCTATTGCAGCAGTCAAGAGTAAATACGCAAAATCATAATATATAAGTTATTATAAAAAAAGGAGATAATCATGGAACAAGAAAATTTAGGAACAATAATTATGGATGATGTGCTTTTGTTGTGCAAACTTAATAAAGGTTTTGAAGCACAATTAATTCTAATAGCACAAACAAGAATGAATATAGAAAAGAAAGGAACTACAAATGGCATACGGAATGAAGACCAAGAAAAAGTCAATGAAAAAAAATAGTGGTATGCGAAAAGCAGGCATGACTGCAAAACGTAAATCTAAAAAAAAGAGATACTAATATGAAAATAAAAAATGTAAACATAGATTCCTTGACTAAAAGACAACAAGCTTCTATGAAAAGACACGGCAAGCACCATACTTCTAAGCACCTTAGAGAGATGGTGAAGTCTATGAACAGAGGTAGAACTTTTACGCAGTCACATAAATCTGCAATGAGAAAAGTGGGAAAGTGATAGGTGATAGAGTGTTTAGTTTTATATTGTTTATAGCAATGCTAATCACTTTATTATTTATAGGAGAAATGTAATGGCTACTAAAAAGAAAAGAAAATCAACAGTCAATCAAGCAGGTAACTATACTAAACCTACTATGAGAAAACGATTGTTTCAGAGAATAAAAGCAGGTAGTAAAGGTGGTGCTAGAGGGCAATGGTCTGCTCGTAAAGCACAAATGTTGGCTAAACAATACAAGGCTAAAGGTGGGGGTTACAGAAACTAATGGCTAAAACCAAACGTCAACAATCATTATCTAAATGGACTAAACAGAGATGGGATTATGTTTCTGCTAGTGATAAGAAAAAACCTAAAAGTAAACGTGGTAGGTATTTACCTGCTAGTGTTCGTGCTAGTCTAAGTCCAGGAGAAAAAGCTGCAACTAATAGAAAGAAAAGAAAAGCAGGTGGAGTAGGTAGTAGAGCAAAATATTCAAAGAAAATAGCAAGAGGTGTTAGGAGAGCATAATGGTTGCAAAGAAATATCAAAATCCTAAAGGTGGTTTGAATGCAGCAGGTAGGGCATACTTCAAAAGAAAAGAAGGTGCTAATCTAAAGCGACCACTCAAGTCTGGTACATCACCTAGACGTGTAAGCTTTGCTGCTAGGGTTGGTGGTATGCCAGGGGCATTGAAAGATAAGAAAGGTAGACCTACTAGATTAAAACTTGCATTAAAAGCTTGGGGGTTTGGCAGTAAAAGAGCTGCTAGAAACTTTGCTAGAAGACACAAAAAAAAGAAATAATATATGGTAGATAAATCTGAAAAAAATATTAAAGAGAAAGATGGGAATGTAAATCTAACTGGAACGCAGTTGATTACTTTTCTTATATTCTTTCCAATCGTAGTAGTGTGGTTGTTCCTCGCTGCTAGAATAGTTTGGAGTGCATCAAGTAATCCTGAGACCCTAGATTCGATAGAAGGATTATTGACTGCTTTGGCAGTTTTGTCTCTGCCAGTTGCAGGTGGACTTTCAGAAATACTCAGGGCGTATGCTGCTGAGGTAACAGACAAGAAAAAAGGAGATGACTGATGAAGATAACATTCAAGTCAAAAACATTTCGGTTTCCTAAAATCTACATACCGAAGATTAAGGCAAAACTCAGTCTTCCAGTATTGCAGATGGCTATACCACGAATTAAAACAAAGTTAGGTTTAGGAGATAACTTTAAAAAAATAATGGGCATATCATTGTCTATGGCAGGATTGATTATTATTGGCTCTGTTTACTTTGCTATTGCAGGAGTAAATCAAGCACCTGTATTTCCACAGTCTGCAACATATGATATGGATGCAAGAACAGTTAATGTACCAGTAGGTAATGAAGGTTCGGAACTAACACAAACCTTAGCTTTGAATATTGGTGGTGCTAGGATAGAGTCAATTATTATTGATGACATCAACGTAGGTAGTACAACTATTACAGACTCACTAAAGATATTCGCAACAGGTTCTCATTGGATAATGGTAGATGAATTACTAATAGATAATCTTACTGCACCTGACTTCGTGCTAGGTAATAGTGAGATTTATGAGCTAGTTGTCAAAGATAACAAAGCAGATGGTAACTCATTCTCCCCTACCCTAACCAATGGGATAGCAGATATTACATTAGCATCTACTCGTGGTGCAATTGACCTGCCAGCAGTTACAGGTTCGGATTATGACCGAATAGTCATCAACACGAGTGGTGCTGATGCACAGATAGGCAAGTTACACATCAAGAACTTGAAGGCGTATGATGAAGGCATTGTCTTGAATAACCTCAAAGTAGGTAAACTGACGATACAAAATTCAAGCATCGGAGATGGTGACGGTATAGATAGTGCAGATTTTATTATCCAATCAGATACTAAGATTGCACAGTCAACATTGACTAACAATGCTGAAGTTCCAATTAGCGTAAAGTAGTTCTATTATGATGGGTAAACTAAGACCACAGATATTTCTAGCAATAATTGTCCTAGCTGTTTTATCTGTGGTTGGTCTGTACAAAGGGCATAACGAGATTGCTAGTGGTGCTATTGGTGGCATCATTGCTCTAGGTATGAAAGTCCTAGAGTCAGAATAAACAATCCCTTAAGTTTTGATTTATTATTTTTTCAAAACAATGATTTTTGTTTTGACTTTTTTCATAGACAAGATGATGGATTTGCGTTTAAAAATATTCAACAAATTGAATATAAAATAATTGTGATAGAATGTTATCAGGAAGGAGAGTAATATGTTCAATAATATAGCAAGTCTTTTCTTGAGTAAAGAAAAGAAAGTATTACTTGATTTAGCAATGCACATAGTTCAGTCTTTGGATACCAAAGAAGAAAGACTAGCAGCAGCAAATACAGTAATGGAAGCACTAAAAGATGGCAAGATTACAACTATAGAGTGGACCAAGATAGGCAAATCTCTAGGTGTATTTGGTAAAAAATAATTTTACTGTTAAATTTTCTTTGCAGTCTTAAGGTGTTATAATAAATTTAAGGCACTAAACCATAACGTAATTAATAAGTATTCAACATTCTTTTTTAATTCATAAACTTTTTTTTCATAAGATAAGTACGTTCTAATCCTTGGTTTAGTGTCTTTTTTATTTAAAAAAAATCTCCCCTCTAGCGAGTAAGAACTAGAGAGGAGACGAGTAAGAGATGAATAAGCCATGAATAAGTTATGAATAACTGAAGGAGAACTCATTTGCATCTCAATATAATGCTACATTATTAGTGTTACTATATCAAGGAAATAAAGACTGGTGTTGTTTCTCCAACATAAGAGCCGACTACATTAAATTCAAAGTATTCTACTGCTTCCTCATAATCCATGCCAGTAGACATCAAAATGTTCAAGCATTTATTTCTATCATAAACTGCTAAAGTTTTATTGAACTGGTAACCAAAGCCTATCAATGCTTCCTCAAACCCAGTAGCCATCAATGCTCCCTCAAATTCTTCCATCAAATCATCCCAATCCTCTTTGTTTATCCTGTTTGGTTTTACCATAATATCGCTACCTCTACTCTCTGGTCTCCTTGTTTACAGTAGACCTTTTGTATTTTCATTGACCAGACTTGATTATCATCTGCCCACATCCCTGCTTCTGTTAACCCATCAACGATTGGCTTTAATAAATTGTCTACATCTGGCTTCTTTATATGAGGTACTCCCACTAAACCTTCCTGCCTTTTTTTGGCCGTTGCTTTAGGCATAGGCATGTATGCTGTGGCCACAATGGTTACTGGTGTACTTTCTTTTGCTGTAAGACCCTTAGAAGCGATTTCTGACACACCTACATCTTTTATTTTAGTCATCCATTTTCTTACTGTTTTACTGTTATAAGACCCAAACCTTGAAAATCTTACTGACTTAGGTCTAGGCCAACCTACATCTTTAGCAGGTATCGTTAGAAAGTAATTTAGTTTAGTTTGTGTCATTTTAAATTTTTAAATAATGTAGACAGAGGTAACAACACTAAATCGCTAGTGTTATTATC